CACGTCATCGACTACTACCCGCCCGGCCCAGTGGGTGCGGCGTTCCTGCGCGATGACGCTTTCGTGGCCGGGATCAAGGGCCCGATCGGCTCGGGCAAGTCGGTCACGTGCGTGATGAAGCTGCTGCGCATCGCCATGGCCCAGCCCAAGAGCCCCGTGGACGGCAAGCGCTACAGCCGACTGGCGATCATCCGCAACACCTACCCCGAGCTAAAGACCACCACGATCAAGACCTGGCACAGCTGGGTGCCGGCGGATGTGGGCAACTGGCGCGACGAGGGCCCGCCCTGCCACCACATCGTCACCGACGAGCTGGACGTAGAGGTGCTGTTTGTCGCCCTCGATCGCCCGCAGGACGTGCGCAAGCTGCTGTCCCTGGAGCTGACCGCGGCCTGGATCAACGAAGCGCGCGAGATTCCCAAGGCGATACTGGACGGCCTCACCGGCCGCGTGGGCCGTTACCCCAACGCCACCCACGGCGGCTGTCCGGCCCCGCAGGTCATCATGGACACCAACCCGCCCGACTCCGATCATTGGTGGTACACGCTGGCCGAGCATGACGACTCGACCCCCGACCGCGCCGAGCTGCTGCAGTCGATCGCCGAGGCCGAGCAGCAGTTGCGTGATGCCGGCATCCTTCGCCCGGACCAGAAGCTTTTCAGCTTCCACAACCAGCCCGGCGGCCTGCAGCCCGATGCCGAGAATGACGAGGGCCTGTCCTCGCAGGCCGGTGGCCGCGCCGGCTACTACACCCGCGCCAGCGCCGGCAAAAAGCGCGACTGGGTGAACGTCTACGTGCATGGCAACTACGGCTATGTGCAGGACGGTAAGCCGGTGTATCCCGAATTTAACGACGTGCTGCACGTGCAGCCGGTGCACTACAACCCGCGGCTGGAGGTGCAGCTGGGCGTGGACTTCGGCCTGACCCCGGCGGCGGTCCTCATGCAGCGCGATATGCTCGGGCGCTGGGGTGTGTTCGACGAGCTGGCCACCGGTGATATGGGGGCCAAGCGCTTTGCCAAGCTGCTGAAACTGAAGCTGGCCGAGTACGGCATACGCGAGGTGACGCTGACCGGCGACCCGGCCGGCGACACCCGCGCCCAGACCAACGACGAGGAAACCCCGTTCCTGATCCTCAACGCCGAGGGCCTGCCCGCACGTCCGGCCAGCACCAACGATTTCACCCTGCGCGTGGAAGCGGTGGTGGAGCCCATGGGGCGCCTGATCGACGGCCGCCCCGGGTTGGTGATCGACCCGCGGTGCAAGGTGCTGCGCAAGGGCATGGCCGGGGCTTACTGCTACCGCCGCGTGGCCATGCCCGGTGGCGACCGCTACCAGGACAAGCCGGACAAGGGCATTTATTCCCACGTCTGCGAAGCGCTACAGTACGCAATGTTAGGGGGCGGTGAAGGCAAGCTACTCATTAAGCGCCCGCGCGACCCGTCCCGCCCGCGGCAACGCTACGCCACCACCGACTAGGAGCCACCGCCATGTTGCGTTCCATGTTCAAGCAGCCCAAGGCGCCCAAGCCGCAGGAGCTGCCCAAGGAAACCCCCACCCCCACCGTCGACCAGGCCGCGAACAACGCCGAGGAGGCCAACCGCCTGCGCCGGCGCAAGGGCCGCCGCGGGTACATGCTGAGCCGCAACGATGCGGTGCCGCCGACCACCGCGACCAAGACGGCCCTCGGCCAGTAACCCACCCCGGAGCCTGCCGCCATGAGCCAGATTGCCGCCGACCTGCTGCGCGACCAGGCCGCCTATGAGGGGCAGCGCTCCAGCTTCGATGCCACCAATCAGCGCATCGCCGAGCTGATATGGCCCAGCGCCGCGCTGTTCCAGACCCAGATGGGCCAGCAGGGGCAGCGCCGCGATCAATACACCTTCGACGCCACCGGCGCGCTGGCGCTGCCGCGCTTTGCGGCGGCCAGTGAGTCGATCATCTGCCCGCGCACCCAGACGTGGCACACCCTCGCCCCGGCGGCCGAGGAGCTGGCCAAGCTGCCCAGTGTGCGCCGCTACAGCGAGGCGCTGACGAAGGCGGTGTTTCGGGCCCGGTACGCGGCGGCGGCGGGCTTCACCTTCGCCAGCGGCGAGCATTTCGCCAGCCTGGGCGCGTTCGGCAACGGCTGCACGTTCCTCGACGACGACGTGGGCCGCTCGCTGCGCTATCGCTCGATCTTCCCCGGGGCGGTGTGGGTGGCCACCGACCACACCGGGCGGATCAACCGCTGCCACCGCAAGCTCACCCTGTCGGCGCGGCAGGCGCTGGCGAAGTTCGCCACCCCACCCGAGCGCGTCGTGAAGGCGGCCAAGAAAAACCCGGAACACACGTTCGACTTTCTCCATTGCGTGCTGCCGCGCACCGACCTGGACCCCGGCCGGCGCGACTTCCGCGGCATGGCGTGGGCGTCGTACTACCTGCTGACCGGCGAGGGCGATTGGCACGACGAGGGCGGTTACCGCCGCATGCCCTACCTGTTCAGCCGGTTCTCGACTGCGCCGGGCGAAACCTACGGCCGCGGCCCCGCGTCCATGGTCCTGCCCACCCTGAACACGGTCAATGAGCAGAGCAAGACCATGCTCCGCGCCGGCCAGCGTGCGGTCGATCCGCCGATCATGACCGTGGACGACGACGGACTGGACGGCTTCAACATGAAGTCCAGCGCGATCAACGCCGGGTATTTGAACGCCGAGGGCAAGCCGCTGGCGGTGCCGTTCCATTCCGGCGCCCAGCTGCCGTGGGGCGGCGAGGCCATCGCCGACTCGCGCGCGGTTATCAACGATGCGTTTTTCGTCACCCTGTTCCAGATTCTGATTCAGTCGCCGCAGATGACCGCCACCGAGGCGTTGCTGAAGGCGCAGGAAAAGGGTGAGCTGTTGGGCCCGAGCGTGGGCCGCCAACAGGCCGAGTACATCGAGCCGATGGTGGAGCGCGAGCTGGACATTCTGTCCACCGTGCCCGGCCTGCTGCCGGAAATGCCGCCGGAGCTGCGCGAGGCCGGCGGGATCATGACGATCAAGCACGCCAGCCCGCTGGACAAGCTGCGCCGGGCCGGTGAGGGCGCGGCGATGCTGCGCCACGTCGAGGCCATTACCCCGGTAGCGGCATTCAAGCCCGAGGTGCTGGACGGCGTGAATTGGACGAAGTGGGGGCAGGAGCTGGCCGAGATTCAGGGCGTCCCGGCATCGGTCATGGTGTCCGAGGAGGAGGCCGACGCCACCACCTCGCAAAACGCCGAAGCCGCACAGATGCAGCAGATGGTTCAGGCCGCCCCGTTGGCCGGCAAGGCCGCGCTGGATATGGCGCGCGCCCAGGAGCTGGCCATGGCGGCGCCTAGCGCGGCGGGCCTGCTGTGACGGTCATCGCCACCGGCAAGGCGCTGGGCGAACGCGCGCGGCGCTTCCTCAACCGGCGCCTGTCGTTCCGCGACTGCTTCATGGACGCCAACGGCCAGCTGACCATGGCCGGGGCGTCGGTCCTGCGCCAGTTCGCGCGTCGAGCCGGGGCCTACAAGTCCACGTTTCGCAGCGACGCCGTGGGCCGGGCCGATCCCATCGCCATGGCCCGCGCCGAGGGTCGCCGGGAAATGTACTTATTCCTCCAGTCCATGCTGGAGCTGCCCGACCGTGAAGTGTTGAACGCACTGGACCCCGACGAATGAACCGCCTGCAGGCCAGCGTGGCCTTTCTCATTTCCCAGCACCCCAACCCGGTGAGCCGCGACCGCTTCATGGCGTCGCGCCCCGCGCACCTGCTGGACGCGCTCATCAGCAAGGGTTACGTGGCCGTCGACCGCGCCGGCAATCACCACCCCACCGAGGCGGGCAACCGCTTCCTTCACGACAAAGAGGCCGCCTTCAATGGCTGACGAATCCCCGGAATCCCAGCTGTGGCGCGAGGCGTTCATGCAGCAGCTGCGCAGCAAGCCGCATGCGTCGAACTACATCGACATTTGCAAAGACGCGAAGGACGCCGCCGATATGGCGGTGAAGTTCTAC